AAAATCACGCGTGTTCTATTGAGGCCCCCGCCAACGTGCAAGGGAAATCCGGCTCTGCTTCTCCGGTCTGTTGGTGCGGGTGGAGGGACTTGAACCCCCACGCCTTGCGGCGCCAGAACCTAAATTCTGCGAATGTTTTGACGCTTCAATGCGGTAGCGAAATCGTTTCGCAGGACAAAGCGAAAACGGATCGTGAATCCGCGAAACAGGACTTTGCGAGCATCGCAAACGAAAACCCCGGCGCGCTGGCGGGCGCATCCGGGGCTAAAGACGTTGTGGAAGGCGTCTGTTCGTATGGTGAGTATATCGCACTTTTCCCGATCTTGGCAATGCATTGGGGGGCGCTGGTATGAGCAACGTCACGCAACTGCCAACGTCGGCAAAGTCCTATTTCACCGTCCAGAATGTGCGCGGGAGGTTCCATGTCGTTCTGGTGACGCCATGCCCCGGCAAAGACTTGAAAACGACCGTTGCGCAATTCTCGGATCGTGAATCGGCAATTTGGGCGGGTAAGAGGGCAGCCGCACGGCAAATGCGCCCCTTCAAGCTGAAAGGGGGTGCAGAATGAGCACGTCCTTTTCCAAATTCATGAAGCGGCCTCACCTTGGGGCAACCCGGATGCTGGGCTATGCGCTCACTCTGCACGACTATGAGACGTGGGAAGCTGCGTCGGCAGTCTGGCAGGCGCGGCTTTCGCCCGAGGAGTGTGCAGCCATCGCATGGGCCGCTCTGCGCAGTCTCGATCGCGACCACGCTCTTGCCGTGATCGAGGCGGTTCTCGACGGCGCGGGCGCACCACTGCCCCCGTTCATCAACCCGATGGATGAGGCGATGTTCTGGGCCGACATTGCCAGCCCCGAGGAACTCCGGGCCTATACCCTCGCCACGTTCAACCGCCTGCCCCCCGAGGCTCAAGCCGACTTTCTGGCGCATGTGCAAAGGAGGGCGGCATGATGGCTGATGGAGGTTTCGACAAACTCGACGAACAGGACCACGCACATCAGGAAATGATGGGTCGCGGAAAGATCGTCAACGGACACTACTACGAGACAGGCGATTACATTCCTGAGCACGATCTGGCGAAAGAGCGGATGCTGAAAGGGGGCGCGAGCGTCACGTCACCCTATGGGGCCGGTATCGGCAAGGTCAAAGGAAGGCACGTTGATACCGGCAAATGGGGCGTGGCTTGGGCGGATGGCGTGTTTGGTCACCATCATGCAAGCGAGTTGACGGTAACTGCCAAGCGAAGAAAAATCACGCCCCCCAAGCCCCCGCTCACCTTCTTGTCGTATCAGGACATGATCAACCTGCCCGATCCTGAATGGCTGATCGAAGGTGTCATCATCGAGGAAACATCGGCGCTTCTGTTCGGCAAGAGCAACAGCTTCAAATCCTTTCTGGCGGTGGACATTGCGTGTTCGGTCGGCACCGGGCATCTGCATGGAAGCTGGCACGGCGCGACGATCATAGACGGCTCGCCGGTCCTATACGTCGCGACCGAGGGCGCGCTGGGTGTCGCAAAGCAGCGCATCCCCGGCTGGTATGAGGCGCATGGGATACCCGAGGAACACCGCCAAGGCGCGGTGACGCTCTATCCCCAAGAAATAGCCCTAGACGACGACAACGCGGTGAATGACTTGCTGCGGTCTTGTGCGATTGATGCGGCGAACCGTGAAGACGACGACGATTGGAGTGATCCGGCCTGCGCGTTCAAGCTGGTGGTGATCGACATTTTCGGCGCGTCGATGATGGGGCCGGAAACAAGCGATGAGACGGCGCGGGCATGGGTTCGGAACATCAACCGGATCATGCGCGAGATGAACTGTGCGGTCCTGACTATCGCGCACACCGGCTGGGCCGATGAGACACGCGCCCGGATGCATACCCATTTCTGGGGCAGCTTCGATACCCGCCTCAAAGCCGAGGGCGACAAAGACAGTCTCACCACGGTGCTCAGCGTAGACCGCCACAAGGACGCGGATAGCAGCGGGGAATGGGGCTTTCGTCTCGACAAGGTGACACTGCCGAGCGGTCAGACAACGCTTGTGCCGCGTCTCTGCGACGAGGTGGAGGTGAAGCAGAAACGGCGCGTCTCAGGCAAGCCTGCCGTGGCGCTGCAAGCCCTGTCCGAAGCCCTGATCGAAAAGGGACGGACCATCGCCGGGCCGAACTATCCATCCTGCGCTGTGGTCAGTCTGGAGGACTGGAGAACCATGTGCGGGCGTCATGGGCTAACCGATAGCGACAATCCCGAGACGCTCAAGAAATCATTCCAGAGAGCAAAGACCACGCTGATCGAAAAGGGGCTGGTGAAGCAATTCGACAACTACGCATGGAAGGTGGAAGCCGATGCATAGGCGGGGACAGACAGGGACAAATAAGGGACAGTCCCCGACTGTCCCCAGCGGGGACGGACAGGGACACCCCCTTATAAGGGTGTCCCCTGTCCCGGGGCCTTTGTCTGGGCCGTTGGCGGGGACAAGTCTGGTCCCAATGCCGGGCAGTTGCGGAAACCCCGTAACCGACGGTCAGAGTGTTAATTCTACACACACGGGGGGGCAGGCTCATGGCTAAGCACTCGACCCTCGCCAAGCGGTTCGCCAAGACGCTCACGGTTCCGACCGGGCGTTTGGCAGGCAAGCCGATCAAGCTGGCGCCCTATCAAAACCATTTCATCGACGGCGCTTTCGCGGATGGCATCAACGTGGGTGTTCTCAGCGTCGGGCGCGGCAACGGCAAGAGCACGTTGTCGGCGGTGCTGGCACTCGGGGAACTTGTCGGCGCATGGTCGGATGCAGCCGAGCGGGAAATCCTTATCGCGGCCAAGACGCAGCAACAGGCGCAAATCTGCTGGCACTACGTCGCAAGCCTGTCGCGGACGCTTCCCGATGAGATGCAAGAGCGCATCACGATCCGGCGGCAACCTCGTTTTGAGATACAATTCGATGATGAGAATGGGCCGCATATCCTTCGGGCTATCTCAGCCGATGGCAAATCGGCGCTGGGGTCCAGTCCGACCCTCGCAATTCTTGATGAGCGTGGTCACTGGCCGCTTGCTCAGGGCGACGAACTGGAAGCGGCCTTGCTCACCGGCCTGTCGAAGCGGGACGGCAAAGGATTGATCATCTCGACCAGTGCGAGCAATGACCAGCACCCGTTTTCGCTCTGGCTGGATAGAAACGGCTCCGGCGTCTATCGCCAAGAGCACCGGCCCGAGCCGGGCTTGCCTGCCGATGACGTGGCATCGCTGATCGTCGCGAACCCCGGCACGAAATACGGGATCGGCCCGAGCCTTGAACGCCTCAAAGCCGACGCGGCTCTTGCTCTGGAGCGGGGCGGCTCTGCGCTGTCGCGGTTCCGTCTCTTGTCGCGCAATGAGCGGGTGCAAGAGGATAACCGGGATATTCTGATCGGTCTCGACGATTGGCTCAAATGCGAGGTGGACGCGCTACCGCCCAAGCGCGGGCCGGTGGTGATCGGTCTCGACTTGGGCGGCTCTGCGTCAATGTCGGCGGCGTCGTATTACTGGCCAGAATCCGGGCGTCTCGAAACCTATGGCACCTTCCCCGGCCAGCCGAGCCTTGATGCGCGCGGTCAGGCGGACGCGGTGGGTGATCTGTATTGCCAGATGCAGATGCGCCGCGAACTCACCGTCATGGGCGAGCGCACCGTGCCGATTGTGGAATGGGCCGAAAGTGTCTTGCGCCGGGTGGTGTCGGAGAACGTCGCCTGCATCGTCGCAGACCGCTTTAAGCAGGCCGAACTTGGCGAGGCTCTGGACAAGGCGGGTAATCATGCCCCGGTGATCTGGCGCGGTATGGGCTTCAAGGATGGCTCAGAGGATGTCGAGCGGATGCGCCGGCACGTCTTCGACGGCAAGGTGAAATCAGCCGAAAGCTATCTCTTGCGCCATGCCTTTGCCGAGGCGGTGGTGCTCACCGATCCGGCTGGCAACTGCAAACCCGCCAAGGGGCGCAGCATGGGCCGGATCGACGCGGCATGTGCGGCGATGCTGGCGATAGCCGAGGGCGCGCGGATGCAGTCCCGCCCGGCGGCAAGAGGGGGGCGCGCGCTATGGGCATGAGACATGGAACATGGGTCTATCGGGATCGTCGCTGGCCTGCCTTGCGGACGGCTGCAAAGCGGCGCGACGGCTGGGCCTGCGTCAAGTGCGGGTCTCGCAATCGCCTAGAGGTGGATCACGTCGCGGCGGTTCGCGACCGTCCCGATCTGGCCTTCGAGATCACGAATTTACAAACGCTTTGCGCCGGTTGTCACACCCGCAAAACGAGGGGGGAGTGCGGCGTTCCCGAACTTTCCCCGGCCCGTCTGGAATGGCGGAATCTGTTGCGCGACATGCGCACGAAACCTTCGAGCAAAGGAGAAACAAATGCTTGAATCGAAGAAACTGGAACTGCGCCGGTCTGAAATCCGGCAAGAACTGGCAACACTGGCCGCAAAGCCTGAGCCGACCGAGGATGAGGTGCGCAGCATGGAATCCTTGGACCGCGAATATCGCACGGCAGAGGTGCGCTATCGCGCGGCGCTGGTCAGCGAAGATCAAGAGCGCCGCGAGGCCGGGGCCGATCTGGAAACCCGCGAGGGCCGGGAATGGGATGATCTTGTCTCGGGCTTTGAACTCCGCCAAGCGGTTTTTCATCTCGACGAGGGCCGCGCCTTCACCGGCAAGACGGCAGAGGTGATCGACGAGATGCGCAGCGCGGGCGGTTATCGCGGCGTCCCTGTTCCTCTGGCCGCAATGCTGGAAACCCGAAACACGGTAGCGGCAGGCACTCCGAACCCGATGCAGACCATGCCTATCGTTGATCGTCTGTTCGCTCAGACTGTCGCGGGTCGCATGGGCGTTGCGACCATCAACATCGGTCAGGGCGAGCGAGAATATCCGGTCGTATCGTCGGCAATCGCGGCAGGCTGGGCCGATGGCGAACTTGCCAACGTTGCCGGGCCGACCGCCTTCACTACGGTGGACAAGAGCCTTGCCCCTGATAGCAACTTCGGGGTGCAACTGCGGATGAGCCGCAAGGCGCTGAAACAGTCCGGCGCGGGGCTGGAAGCGGCCATGCGGCGCGACATGCTCAACGCTATGCAGGTGGGGCTTGATAAGGCGGTGTTCCTTGGCTCCGGGGCCAATGGCGAGCCTTTGGGCATCATTCCCGGCGCAGTGACCTACGGCATCAACTCGGCGGCGTTTGACGCGGTGGCAAGCTGGGCGGCGTTCCGGTCTGCGGTGGTCCGGTTCATCACCGGCAATGCCGCAAGCGGTCCCGGTGATGTTCAGGCGCTGATCCGTCCCGAGGTCTGGGATACGCTCGACGGCATCTTGACTGGTGACGGGGGCACCCGCTTTGAATGGGACAGGATGCGCGAGGCAATGGGTGGCGTGGTCATGTCGCACAATGCACTCGACGCTCCGACGGGCACCCCAGCGGCGAGCACGGCGGTTCTCACAACCACGGCGGGCGGGCTTCCCCCGGCTTTCATGGCGCTGTGGGGCGGGATCGACCTGATCCGCGATGTCTACACCGATGCGCAATCGGGCGGGCTGCGGCTCACCGGGATCGTGACGGCGGATGTCACCGTGCCGCGCGGGTCTCAGATCGAAATCATCACGGGTATTCAGTGATGCTTTGGGGCGCAGCACAAGGCGGGCAGCTAGAGCTGCGCCGCGACGGGGGGGGTGTCCGGCTTGCCGGTCACTTCCCCTACAACTCTGAGGCCGTTTTGGGCGAGGGACCGGGCGGGCGTCGTATCGAGGTTATCGCCGCGCGGGCGTTCTCTGCCCGGATCGACTCGGGCGAGGATATTCACCTTCTCAGCGGTCACGACTTCGAAAAGCCTCTGGCGTCCAGATCGTCGGGAACTCTGGAAATCAGGGAAACCGAGAGCGGCGTCGAAATATCCGCAACCCTGTCGGATGCGACCACATGGGCGCGCGACTTTCTGGAGGCTCACCGGGCCGGGCTGATCAAAGGGCTTAGCCCCGGCTTTCGTGTCGCACCCGAAGGTGAGCGCATCGAGGCGCGGGGCGGTGATGTCCGGCGCACCGTGATCCGGGCCGATTTGTTCGAGTTATCGGCGGTCACTCGCCCGGCCTATTCCGATGCAATGGTGGAGGCGCGGAACTGGACGGCAAGCGACCATGCCCCCGACGCGGGTCTCGTTCGGTCGCTGCGTAGGTGGAGGGCCTGACATGGTGGAACTGATCAAGGAAACCGAGGCGATACCGACC